AATCGTTGAAACATATTATATGTTTTAACATCATATTTTTTTCTCGTTATATCATATGATATAGCTTTTGATGATAGCATACCAGATCGTATACGATCCATATAATCGTACCCAACAGGAATACTTATCTCCATAATGCGCTTAAAGTCTTCTGGAGTATTTCTAACATCGGTTCCATTTGCTCCACTATCTCTAGTGTATCTATCATATACAAAGTCTTGATATACACCAGCTTCATATAAAGCATCTAAAGAAACAAAATAAAAACCATCTCTATTCTCAAAGAAAGTATAATTAGGAGAATTCGCAGATGCATTAGATGTTAGATATACTAAGTTTTCAACTGGTGACCAATAGTTAGAAATGTATTTTAAATTATTTACAGTAGGTTCCACATATAATTGTTTTTTACTTTCAAAACCATCTGTTACACCAGTAACAAAGGTTGGAACTATATCTGATATTTTACCACTAAATACCCTACTAACTTTTTTATTTAAATCTACAATAGCTTCTTGAGAAATAAAATGAAGTTGATATACTACAGCACGATCTCCAATTAACTCTCTATTGGAAAGTTTGTAGATATAAAATCTAGATTTAACATTACCACGCTCAAGTGATGGAGTTGTTATCTCTAGTTCAAGAAATTCTTCACCAATAAATGGAAATAGATTAACTAAGTCTAATGATTCTTTAATAATCAAACTTCCAGTTAAGAAAGGTGCAAACAAATCTTCATATAGTTGAAGTGTAATAATTTGAGCTGAGATATCCTGATAGAATCCCTTAGATGTTATAATCTGGGCTTTATCAATGCTGACATCACCAGCAAACCTAATTGATGAGCTGGGTTTCATTATAATAGATCTTTAAAGTTTTTCAATATAGTATTTAATAATTTTGGTGAAACTAACTTTATTCTTCTCTTAGCTTCGTTTAATCTTCTCTCATATTCATTATTAGAGACTGGATATGCATCTGGATCGTCTGAGTTGACAACAAACCCATCAGAATTTTCATAGTGATGTATAGCATTAATGTTAGTATACTTGTCCTGTATAACCTTAACTAATCTATGTTCTTCTAATGGAAAATCTGTTAGATAATCCACAGCATCATTGGAAAGCATGACCACCCAATGATACTTAGCATCACCATAAATCTTTTCAGCTATTAGTTCTGGAGTCTCTCCATCTTCAACATCATATTCATCATATATCGTTACACTGGATAGAATCTCTTTACGTACTCTTATATTTCTAGTAATATCACTAACAATAGAGGTCTTTAGGGTATCACCATACTTGAAATCATATAAGAAATTTGGAAAATCTTTGAAATACATTATAGACCATCCTTAACTTTATCTTTGGTAAGAAGTGCAAGCTCACGGAATGATAATGTTACATTAATCTGTGTAGGCATACCGTTCTCGAATGTATTGAAAGTGCCATTAGGTGTATAGTTAACATTCATCTCTGTTAGCACGCAAGATGTATGACGATGAAGATTCATATTTTCTTGAGTTCCTTGATAGTAGTAAATATCAAATTCAGATGGATAAATGTAAACGAAGTTGTTCGTATCCTTGAACTCTGGGTGCATATGATACTTAAACTCTTGAATAATCTTCATGACATTCTTGGCTTCAGATTCATTTCTTGGAAAGAACTGATAATCAAAAGAGAATGTTCTAAAGTCAACACCCTTAAATACTTGTTCCTTTTTAGGATTCGCAGCTAGACCAAGAGCAGCAGAATTGGCTCCAGCATTTGGTCCTTTGGATAATGCTAGGTTAGCTATAACAGCAGCACCAACACCTTTAACATCGCTGTTTTTACCATCTGAATCAACAGCTTTCATAATCTCTTCAATTCCTTGGGCAGCTGCTTGTAGCATAAATGTGTCATCGTCAGACCACTGCATACCATAACGAATAGCTAATTGATTTGGTGTATGCAGAGCAATAGCTGTTTTTAATCTCTTCTGTGAACGAGATGCATCTGGAGCTAATTGTGCAGCGACAGCCAATCCAACTGTAGGGATATTTGCAACAGCTGCACCTTTAACTGCTCCCCCAACATCTTTAAATGCTATACTACCACCAACAAGACCAGCTATAGTATTTACTGCAGCATTGGCACCAATTAACTGATTTCGAGATAGATTAGAAGCAATTAAATCTCCACGATCTCTACCTTCAGTCTGGTCTAGCTCAACTGTCGGTGCTGCGTTTTCACCTTTTAGTAATTTAGAATCAGAGGCAACATTAATATAGAACACTACATAATTACCACCATACTTTGAAGACAAAAGATCGGCAGGGTATGTGTAATTGGTTATATCATATTTTCTATCATTAAATGTTGTTGCTCCACCACGTGGTGTATACACTGGAGGTTTTGGTGCAGGTTGTGGTTTTTCTTTTTCGGATGTTGCCATTTTTACCTTTAGCCTAAATAAGATGATTACTCTATCACATATTTATGTTCCATAAAAGACGATACGTCCCTGTATTTCCAGAAAAGTATACTGGAGACCCAACTAACATCATAATGAGATCTAGTTGGGAGACTAAATTCGCCTCTTGGTGTGATAAGAATCCAGGTATTGTTAAATGGAGTTCTGAGGAAACAGTAGTTCCATATCGCTGTCCAACAGATGAGAAGATTCATCGTTATTTTATAGATTTTAAAATCACAACTAGTGCTGGGAAAACATATCTAGTGGAAGTTAAACCAGCCAAACAAACTCAACCACCAGAGTATCCTGGTCGTAGAACTCAGAGATATTTAGTTGAGTCTCTGACATTTATGAAGAATCAAGCTAAATGGAAAGCTGCAAATGACTATGCAAAAGATCGTGGATGGGAGTTCAAAATTATAACAGAATACGAGTTAGGATTGGCAACTAAATAACTAATATGGCCACTTCATCTATTAAAGACGTCTTCGAGAGAAACAAGTATGACTTACAGACAGCTGCTGTAAAGTCTAGATCTTGGTTCGAAAAGCAGGTTTACGAATTAGGTAGACAGAATTACACACCGCCTCGAATATTAAATGGCAATCCAGACCAGACTGTTAGTAATATAATCCCTGGAAATTTGTACATGTATATGTATGATCCAAAGCTAAAGGCAACGCTACCTTACTATGATAGATTTCCTCTAGTTTTTCCATTTAGTAAAACTCCAGATGGGTTTATTGGATTGAATATGCACTATCTTCCATACCAGCTTAGAATGGTTTTGTTAGATAGACTTCTTACCTTTAGAACAAATGCTAGAATGGATGAGACTACCAGACTAAGATATTCTTGGGGTGCTATAGATGGAGTCTCTAAATTTGCAGCTGCTCAACCATGTGTCAAACGATACTTGAATGACCACATTAGAAGTAAGTTTAGAAAGATCAATGCAGATGACTGGGCTACTGCAATGTTACTCCCAGTAGAAAGATTCGTTGGGGCTAGTAATCAAGCTGTGTGGCAAGACTCAAAAAGAATAATTAGAAGAGCATAAAAATGATAGAACAATTTATAGCTAACATTAAAACTAGAGGTTTGTCTAGATCAAACAGATATACTGTTTCATTCATTCCTCCTGTCACTCTAAATGATATTAACCTAGAAAATATCATGTTGCTATGCGACCAAGCAACACTTCCAGGCGTATCATATTCAACAACTCAAATTAGAACATTCGGTGAATTTAGAGAAACACCATACGAGAAACTATTCGACAATGCATCGTTTTCCTTTTATGTAGACAAAGAACTATATGTTAAATATATGTTCGACCAGTGGATTAATTCCATTCAAGATCCAGACACAAGAAAATTTAACTACTACGATTCATATACAACAGACTTATCGATTGATGTACAAGACTTATTAAATAGAACACGTTATACACTGACCATGTTTGAGTGTTATCCTAAAGCTATAAACTCTATTCAATTAGATTATGCTGCTAAAGACATTATGAAGATTAACGTAACGATGCAGTATAAAAATTGGGAAGCTGGCACTAGAAGTGTTTTAGAAGTAAACGATGTTGTTGATGCACAAACTTTGAATGAGTATTACGACAATTTTTATAAGTATCAAAATTCAAATAATGGAAATAGTGATATGCAATTTAATAACTCTTCATTTGGACCACAGTTTAATAAATTTGCAACTAAAATACCAACATAATGAATAGGAATTGAAATGAAAATTGATGATAGTTTATCTGAAGTGTTTGATATAGCACCTATTGTTAAAAACGAAGTAGCCGTACAAGAGACTACAGTTATTGACAATACAGATAACAAAATTGAATCTGACTATGATATAACTAGAAGCAATCTTCGTTCTCTCTTAACGACTGGACAGGATGCTTTAGTTCAAGCACTTGAAGTGGCTAAACAATCTGAACATCCACGTGCCTTTGAGGTGGTGGGTAATTTAATGAAACAACTTGCTGATGTGAACCAACAACTTATGGATCTACATCAACAAAAACAGAAATTGGACGCACCAAAAGATGGTGGAGGATCTAAGAAAGAAGTGACTAATAACAATGTTATCTTTACAGGTAGCACTGCTGAGTTGAATAAGTTAATCAAGAATATGTCTAAAGGAGAATAATAATGGCTTTACCATTAAATAATACACCAGTTTATAGTCTGGTAGTTCCATCACTAAAGAAAACTGTAAAGTATCGCCCATTCTTAGTTAAGGATCAGAAAGCATTAATGCTGGCGCAACAAAGTGAAGACCAGAAAGTTATGGTTGATACTTTAAAGACTGTCATAGCATCGTGTGTAACAGATCCACTGGATGTCGAGAGCCTTGCGATGTTTGATTTGGAATACATCTTCACTCAACTAAGAGCTAAATCTGTTGGTGAAACTGTAGAGTTGATTATGTCTTGTGATGAAGATCATGGCGAACAGAATAAGTTAGCCAAAGTAAAAGTTTCAGTCGACTTGAGCCAGATTCAAGTCGAATCTAAAGATGACCACAGCAAAAAACTTAGCCTATGGGGTGATGTTGGTGTTGTGATGAAGTATCCTTCTGTTGATATTATCAAAAAGTTTCAGAATGTCAGTGAGTCTGATACTGAGTCTGTCTTTAATATTATCTCTCAGTCAATAGAGTACATCTATGATGGCGGAGAAGTTTATCATGCTAAGGATCAAACGAAAGACGAGATACTAGAATTTCTTAACAATCTAACGACAGACCAGTTCTCAAAGATTCAAAAGTTCTTTGAGACTATGCCAAAGCTAACATATGACATCAACTACAGCTGTC